CGCTGTTGCCATCTTCGGTGATGACGATGCACCAACGCATCGGTATACCACCACGCTTTGACATGCTAACCCCTTTCCGTCCCCAACCCCAAGACGCTGAGGACAACTACGCCCAGCCCACCACGGGCTGGTACATTAGTAACCATCTTGGTTATATGCAAATGCGATTTCACCCCAGTTTACTGTGCTCATACTTCTAGATATAAAATCTGTAAATAAGCTTGCTTCTTTACTATACGCACCATCTGGGTCAAATGTATTCCATACAAACTCTTCTAGTTCAGCACCAGTGATGCCATCCCCGTCGCTTTGTTTTCCTGCTTCAACCATTTCAACAACCATGGCATGCACATACTCATCATTGTCTAACCATAGCTTTGCATTCCAAGTTTCCCAGTTAGTCCAGCCATTGTATTCTCTACACATCTGGGTTGACCGCCTTTTTAATAGCTTCAGCGATAGCACGTGCTTGGAATCCCCGTCCATTGTATCCTTCGTAGTGCTCACCTTCTCTTAGTTCAAGCTCACGTGCTACTGCGTAGTGGAATGTCAGCGCAGCAACTGCGAGCAATGAATCTATTGGGTTTCCATTGGGCCCAAAGATTGTAGACTTTCCGTTGCTGTAGTCTGACTCATGCCTCTCTGTAATGCGCTTAACAAACTCCACTGGGTACCCTTTCTTAATGAGGTACTCTGGATTGTATAGTGTATGACCATCCCCGTCGATTATACTTAACGCATCTGCGTTATTTTTAAGAAGCATTAGCATCCAGTTCATACTATCTCCTGCCTGTCTACAAGGTCTTGCATCTTAAGAGATTCAATGACCTGAATAGCGGTGATGCTATCGCCCGTGATAGCATCCCTTAATTTGTAACCATTAACTACCACATCGTGGTCATAAAAGCCATCGTTGACTAGCCCCAATGCTTCGATAGCATAGGGGACTAGCTCAAGCGATAGCGGTGGAAAGATATTGTGCGTGAGATGGTACTCTACTAGTGTCTCTTTACTAAACATCATTCTGACTCCCAAGTGCTAGGCAATACTGACCTGATGCTAGTGAATCCATCCTTGCCAATCACAAGGTGGTCAAGCATCTCAATGTCCATCAACCTGGCTGCTTTGATTACATCTACCGTTAGACGTACATCTTCGTCTGACTGAGCATGGTCACCACTTGGGTGGTTGTGCACTAACACCATACCTACACCTTGCTGCATAAGCACTGGCGAGAACAACTCTGCAATGCGTACGCTAGTACCAGTTGCAGTACCACGGTATACTTCTTGGATACCTACTAGATTGTTACGACCATCAACGATTAGCACGAAGAGCGATTCTTTGCTGGCTGCGTCAGCGAACTCTGTAAAGAACTTCACTGCTTCAGCTGGCCGCTCGATGCGCATATCCTGCGGGTTAAGTTCTTTCCTTACGATTTCGAACTCGTACTTCTTGTACAACATTGTGTTCTCCTTTACCATACTAGGCATCCGCCCATCGTCTTAGCGATGCGCAGGTATGCAATCCATTCTACAAGAGTCTTCTTGACCCAGTCTGCTTTCTCTCTTACGTTCTCCTCTGATGGGATACCATCATACTTCTCGCTCCACGTTTCAAGGGTTGCAGCCAGTGTGAACGGATGCACCCACGCTTCGGTCTCGCCATACTTGCTATCGATTGCATCAAGAATAGTTGTGATAAGTTCTGTATCCAAATGGTCTCCTTGGTTGTAGCTTAGCTTAGTCATAAGAGTATTAATAGTATCTGCGTTTACTTTGCAATCGCTAAGCAGTACTGTCATGCAGTTAGCAAGCATACCCATACCCCAGATATTTACCCGGAAGTATACTTCTTCCCCGCCGCACCATTTGCCAGTCTCTTTGTCGAACAAGTATGCGTAGCCGTAATCTCGTGCGAACTGTTCTGCTACTGCTGCGTCTGTTTTGACTGTAACAATATCGTAACCCATTGTACTGTCCTTTCTTACTACAAGTGTTACCCCTGCCAGCAATCTACTGGCAGGGGAATACAAACACTCTCGTTTCGTGAGACTGACGCTTATCCCCTTGCGGAGACGGGCATCGGCTCTCGCTTGCCCGTTGCTGCTGGCACCCCTGCTGATTAGGCACAAGTCCAGCACCCTTATCGTCACGGTTGGTTATTCGTCCAACAACTAGCCACCCTCTACGTGGCACGGAATATAGAGGCGTGCTGAGCCAGCAGGAGGTTTGCTGGCCCAGCACTGATGGATTAGAACGGCAAGTCTAACGCAAGCGCGTTGATATGCTCGTTCGGTAGCAGGTCTGTAATGCCGTGCTCAGCTAGCGCTTCTAGCATATCGCCGCGTGTGCCTGCATTAGCCGCAAGCATGCCAACGAGTGGCAATACATCTTCTGCTGTTTCAACGTACATAAAGTACTCTCCCAGTGGGTAGTCATACCCATACACATACGTTGCGTCTGACGTTTTTACGAAATGCTGTGACACTTTACTCTCCTTCTGGCACATATTGTGCCATCAACTTATTGGCACTGACTAGCGCCGCGATGAGGTCATCGCACTCTTCTAGCAGTACACCACCTTCCTTGGCGCCTCTTGCATTGCGCTGGTGTCTTAGTTCTTCCAACGCTACAATCAAGAGTGTACTAGCAGATAGATTCATACGTAGCTGTACTAGGTCTGTATCTTCTGCTACTCCGTAATAGATGGTTGGATATAGCCTACTTGTCTTAAATGACGAGCAGTCGCAACCATAGTCAGCCCTACCGCAGTGCTGACAAAGACTTATCACCATTGCTAACCCCCTTCTATCTATCCCACACCGAACGGCGCAGGTTATCTACGCCCAGCCCACCGCGGGTCTGAACACAAATACCAGCCATTGCTAGCTGGCAAAGGGGTATTGCTGTGTCTTCCTGACCCTACCCCACTGCTTATCTGCCAACTGTAACATACTAGCATTGTCTCCTTCCCCGTATACAACGTTGCAAGATACTTTAAATTTGCAACCCCGTCGCAGTGATGCAAGGGCTTGCGAAATAGCGAAGACCTGCTGGCCGTGAGGCCAGCAGGTCTGTGGTACGCTTACGGAGCGCTATGCTAGAACACCTGCTCGGTTGTGTCCGATGCGTCCTCTGCGACACGGATGTCGAAGGACGTGTCGGTTGCCAACTGTGCGGAGACTGTCTCCGTACCGTTGGTGAGGTACATTGCGGTATAGCGCTGCGACATCGTCTTGGTATCCTTGTTATAGGATGTCTCAACTTTGCCGAAGATGCTTACCGTGTCCCAAGCCTTGGCAGCCGCCAGAGCCTGAGGCATTAGCGTACCTCGGAACACTACTGCTGGATAGTTCACACCACGCAGTCGCTTGCCCGTTGCCTCGTCAATGCGCCACGAAGCGCTAGGCGATTCAACCTGAACGAGCACGTCAACGGGGACACCTTCAACGTCTCGCTCACCGATGCGGGTGATGCCGCTCTTGCGAGCCTCGGACATAAGGCTGTCCTTTGGCTTGTCGGCATAGGAGCCTTGGAGTCGGACATTCTGGAAGAAGAACCAGAGGCCGCTTGGCAAGGCTGTTAGCGCTTCCACGATTGCCGAAGTGGCAATGTGGATTTCCTGAGTTTTGCGGGACATAAGAAACTCCTTTCGCTGATGCCCCGTAAGCGTACCACGCGGGAACGGCGTAGCAGTCAATCGCTACGCCCAGCCCACCGAGGGCTGTCCCGAAAGCAGCCGACGGGTGCTGGGACTACGCCCAGCCCACCGAGGGCTGCTACGCAGAGCGGGGGTTTGCCATCGGGCAATGCCCCCTCTCTGGCAGGCTTTCTGCGGAAGCCTGCTCGTATCGGGTTACCTAGCCGCTCCGGGACTGAACGCCCCCTCTGATAAGCGTGAAGGAATCTTAATCATGTAATTAGTTACAAAAAACGCCGTTTTAGGTGCATATATAGTAGAGGGTATATTAGACGGTAAAAGAACCTTACCTTTGGTATGGATGGCCTTGAAGGGTTTAATGGATAACTATGTCTAAGGAGGACTATGGCGTTTAGACCAGGCGAAGACCTGTACTACATCACGTACGAGATGGTGCCGGCCCCACGTGGCCGCGTACCTGGCATGCCTATGAGCTTCTCCTACGATGCCGACCCAGATTGGAAGGGCGGCGAACGGACCGCCTCAACGAGGGAAGAGATCCGCACTGGTCGAAGGACATCTACGCTCCGCACGGAGGATGAGATCTCTGCCGCTGAGCGGCAGAGCAGGGCCTACGAGAAGGGCAAGGTCTACAGCGTCGGAGAGGGAACCTACGTCAGGATCAAGTCTATCTCTAAGTTTAACCCAGCCACCCTGACCTCAGAGCAATGGGCCAAGATCTCCGATACCGAACGATGGTCGGTCGACTACCTGGTTGGGAAGTACGGCAATCCTGAAGTCCTTACACAAGCCGAAGTGACCCCAGAAAATACAAAAAATTTGCCCGACGGCGTCACCCCCGATAAACGGGTAGGGCCAAACGTCATTGAGACGATTAAGCGGGCGCTTAACACCATCCAGCCTCTGGCAGAACAATGGCTTAAAGACAAACCAGAAACGGATTTGCGCGGGTACGCAGAGTACCTAGCCAGTGGGAAGGTTGGCGATCTTGAGACAAACCCAATGGCCGCCCAAATGCTTGCAGCTTTGGACTACCTGGGCAGAATCCACGGCATCCCAGTGGACGAACGTCGAGATGGCGTGTACACGACTGGAGAGAATGAGGTAATCGATCTTGGCGAATCATACGTAAAACTTCTCCGGTCAGAGCAATCTGACAGTACCTGGTTCGTACATGACATTGTAACGATCAATCCTGTTGTAGATGGCAACTCCCTGTCGTTTGACGTCCAACCAGGACCAGACCCACGAGGGTTTGACATTTCTGGTATTCTACAACAGGTTTCCCCAGGTGACGACAATGCAGTCGAAGGAAAGCTTGTCGAAACAGAAGAGCGTGCCACCGTAGCTCAGGGGACAGAGCAGGGGACTTCTAAGCCTTTGGCCGCAGGTTCGAATCCTGCCGGTGGCGCCACGCTACGCCCAGGTATCCCAGGCGGTGACGGACAGCGAAGAGCACCGCTAGATCCGCCAGCATCCGATAGCCCGGATGCCGACAGGCCAATCGCAGAGATTGTGGCAGAACGACTAAACGAGTTTGCTGACATGCGGGCAACGTCTGCAAAGAGGTCACGATTCACTGGCGGCCAGAGAACTGCACCTGGGCGACCAAACACGTCGAGCATGATGGACCGTTCTGTCGGCGCTGCTGGCGTCTTTGGCGAATCCTACGAGAGACCTGGGCAGTTGCTCCCTGGCATTGACAAGTCAAGAACTATCCAGTCAAGACTAAGCGCACTCTTCCAATCAGTCGGGTACACTCCAGATGCAGAAGCTGGTGAGTTCCTAAAGGGCAAGCTGGTCCCAACCAATGACCTCGTCGCTGAGGTGATGGGGGAGATGATCTCTGCCATCAAGCTGCTTAATCGACCAAACAGCCCACTCACACCAGAGCATCGAGCAGAACTAGGGGCAATTGTCCTAGAGCTATCACGCATTCTGCATGAGGTGGCAGACCCTCGAACGCGTCGCATGTTCGAGAAGCTGACTAAGAAGACGACGGTGCAGTACGGCGATTCAGAGCCAAGGCGCAACCCATACTTCGGCACGGTTTCGGAAGGCGCTGACGTCTTCTACCCTGGCGGTGCAGTGGATCCATTTGCCGGAAAAACAAATTTTGACAAGAGTGGGCCGAAGGTAAAGGCAACCATTAGAAGGCTTGCCGCCGCAGACATTCTTGGCGTGCCAGACAGCTCAATGGGCGAGGAGCCGTCCAGGGTAAGGTCGCTTGCTGTTGATCAAACAGGTCTATACCAAGCAGGTGCTGGCGTTGCTGATGAAATCCAGGTCAGCAGACTACAAAAGGCACTTGACGAGACCGGTCTATTCGACGGTGGGGAAACCGACAAGGCGTCGCTCCATCTTGAAATTGACACCATCTCACGGAACGAGAGTGGGCTATTTGGAGAGGCGTCGGTTCGCGGCGATGTCGAGGAGGCGAGGCTTGCGCTCAGGACAACAATGGCAAGCGAACTTGCCCCTCTTCTCCTGATCGACGAGTTGCTTGCCCCAATTAGAAAGGTAACCGAACTAAGCCCGTTGACAAGAGAAGGCGGCTTCGGTGCGCCAGTCGCCTTCAAGACAAATGTGCCGTATAGAAGCAACCTCGTTGTTGCAAGCAAGAAAAAGAAACTAGACATTAACATTAATTTAGACGACCCTCGGCCAATGAGCGAGGTACATCGTGAAAGGGTGAGGGCAGAAGTTCGTGCCCGCATTGACCGAGCAGAAGTGCTCATCAAGGCGATTGACGCTACTGCTGATGGGGAGTATCGGGTCCAGAAAGACGCAGCAAAGCGACGCATCCAGGCATGGCTCTCAGAGTCAATTCGAAAGTTTAGATCCGAAAATCTTACCATTGGCGAGACTCTCGACTTGGTTGATGGGTTTGAAGACATTATCGACATGGAACTCGGGGAGAGGACGCTACGTGAGGAGCTAGGATACACACAGGAAAGCCTGAGAACCGCAGTTGATGCGTTCAATCGTGGTCCAAAAACCGTTGGGGCCACCACTCTTCAGTTCGGCGATGCCGGAGATGAGGAGTTTGCTCGTACAGCAGCTGATCCAGATACAGTATTTAGCGTCATCCGCGTTGAATCTACCACAACAATTAAGGTTCCCAAGTATATTGTTGATGCAGACGCTCGCAGGAAGGCTAGGGTAAGGGCCGAGTACGACAAACTCGTTGCCGAATTCGGTGAAGATTTCGCAAAATCATACGCTCTAAGCGAAGAAGGTTCAAAGATCTTTGGCAACATTCAGCCAATCCCAGAAACAGTTACCCTTGAGCCTGGAACGTACCTAATCCCAGCAAGCCTTAACCGTCTGGGCTCTGGAATTAGGTATTCTGGAGACACTGTTTACCTGAGCGCATCAGTAAAAGTGTCGCCAAAGTATATTGTGCTCAAGAACGGAACGATTGTAAGCGCACGATCTGGCGAATCCGGATTCTTGCAGCACAGAAAAGTGTACCCGTATCGCGTCCGAGAGGTAGATGGCGGCGTATTCACTGATGGCAAGGGCCTTAAGCAAGAGCGAAGATACGAAATTGAGAGAATTGACCAGGCAAGATACGAAGCAACTGACCCAAACCAGAGAATTCGTGGCGCAGATACCAGGGCAATACTCCGAAGGCTTGACGCGCTCTTCAGTGACGACTCAAACGAGATCACGGCAGAGCGTGCAGACCCTGGAGAGACGGTAAACCTATCAAAACTGCGTCAAGACCTCAAGGATGACAGCGAACTTGGGTTGTTAGCTACGGACCTAGAAGAGATTATTGCGCTAGACGCCTACGAGTCACTAGAAATCCTTGCGATTAACGGAGATTCGGCACCAGACCTAGAAGCAGAGCTCCTACGGGCCATTGGAGAAGTAAAGGGCGAGATTAGACTTGACAGATTCCCACAGTACGCTAGGACTCGACTCGCATCACTCCCAGCAAAGGACACTGGTGGGCTGCGCGGTCGAACAGTCAGCGTCAAGGACGCAGTTCGAGCTGTCCGCCCGGGTATCCGAGAGCTTGAAAGCCGAACAAACGTAGAGTCCGTCCTAGATATTCTCAATAGGGAGTCGTCAGCCCAGGAACCAACGGTGACAGACGACAACGTTGCCATCAACTCCATCCGAAGAGGGGTTTCGTTTCTGTACCGCCTAGCTAAGGATGCCACAACACAGCTGGGGTACGGCGGAGCTAAGAGGACCAGGAGAATCATCGTTGCAGACCTCGACAGCGCAGCAGGATATGGCACCGCCTCCAGATTTGGAGACCGTACTGAGGCGGCGATCGACCAGATCAATGATGCTGGACTTCTTGCCGCACGAGCCGCAGTAGAGTCGGTTAAGGCAATCCTTCACTCTGGCTGGTCTGAGGGCCTTGATCCAAAGCACACCAGAACAAGATTCGAAACCATCCAGACTCCAGTCGGTACAATCCGACAGGCCCCAGAAGGGCAGATAATCCCAGCTGGGTCCATGGACACACAAGATGCAGCACTTAGGATTAGGAGATACATCCCTGGTATGGAAGACGTTGGCATTATTCTTATGCCCACCGACAGGAATAGTTCGCTTTATATGATGCGTGCCTCTGAGGCTCTTCCCGACAAGGCCAATAAGTTCTTCAAGAAGTACTTTGTGGAAAGAGGACTCCTTGACCCTAAGACCCAGGAGCAAGGGAGACGCCAGGGGAAGCTTGGTTTCGATGGGCCAAGCCCTGAAGAATCTATTGAGTTCCTTGCTGACCTGGAAGCTGCCTCTAAGTATACCGGTGAGATACTTCGAGGAGAAGACGGCCAGCCCGTTGAGTTTAAGGTTCTGGCAAGGGAGACGCCAGAGGAGGCGACGCTTCGCGTACTCAAGGCCATTGCTGCCGTAGACGAGAAAGAGCGTGCCGAAGCAAAGGCTCGCAAGCCCGTCTCATCTTCACCAGCTCCATCTACTCCATCCCCAGCCAGGAACATTACCGCATTTGATGTGGCAGACGGCCTGACTGAGGAGGGGGTGCTTATTGAAAACGCCGACGATTATTCGTGGACATCGGATGGCGATAACGGATTTGTCGAACAGGACTTTGTTCCGTACGTGAAGAATAACCCAAAGGTCCTTTCGAAGAACGCAAAAGTCCTAGCCAAGCTTATCTCATACAGGCTATTTAGCCTTGGGGGGATTAGCAAAGAGGGCGTTCGAGTTACGATGAACAAGATACTCATTGAAGAGAGCCTCAAGACAATTCTGCCAACTTCTAAGAAAGACCTTGACAAGATGTTCATTGAGCTGTATAAGGAACTATCTGGCAGTCTAGACGTTTCCGACCCGGCAAGCCAGATCGCTTTGGTAAGGCATATTGCCAACAACGTTCCTCGAGAAAGCCTCGAAAACATGCTGCTAAAGGTATACGTAGATGCGGAGCCAAAGCTCCCTACGCTATCAAGCGAAGGAACCCCAACAGAGCCGCAAGTGACAGTCACTGCCGAGGGCAAGACCGGAAAAGTCCAAAAGATCCGTGTCACCGAGAGGGGTGGGGGGATCGTTGCCGCAGAGTCCCTGCTGCCGATGCTTCGGCAAATGCTTGAGGTTGCGGCTAAGGGCGACTTGGATATCATCGCAAGGCCAATCTACGATGCCCTATATCAGGCGGCGCCACTTTCCGATAGGCCAGAAGCTGTTGAAATGTCCGTAGAGGAAGCAATCGCTAGTAGGCCAGAGCCCATTAAGATGCCTAACCTTCCTAAGGGAAGGTACGCGCACGGACCGTTTGGGACGGTGTTTAGCAGAATCATCAGATCAATTGAGCAAAAGAAGATCCCAATTCAGGAAGTCGAACTGCCATCTGACATCGGTCTAGAATCGCTTGTGGGGACAAGAACGCGTGTAGATGGGGAAGAACCTACAGGAATCGACCTAGAACTTGACCCAAACGACATTGAAGCAATCCTTTCCCAACAGTACGATCGACCTGAATTTGAAGACGACATGAACATGATGGTCGACGATTCTATTAAGCAGGGCAAGCTCGCAACGCTGCTCCGCCCAGACCAGGGCATGGGGTTCCTCAGCCCAGGCGTTAAGAAGTTCGACATGCGCCTACGGACTCCGCTCGGCGGCGGTGCGGCAGGTGCTGCGATCGACATCGGTATGGCAGCAGCAGGCGGGTACCTTACCCCAGAGAACGCCATCCTATCGGCTGGCCTTAACGCCACCAACCTACTGTCTAAGAGCCCACTTAAGGCTGGGCTCATCGGGTCTGGAGCAGCGCTGGTAGCCACTGCGGCTACGGGCGGAGACATTGGAAGAACGATCTTTGGCATCGCAGGCTCCATTGCGGGTGGAGTTCTCGGCGGTGCCTTCACCGGAGGCATCGGAGCGTTCGGTGGATCAGTCGGCGGCTCACTAGTGGCAGACGAAGTCTGGAAGTCGCTGTTCGGTCAACAGCAAAACGCACCAGTTATTAAACCATTCAGCCCAGGCGTTAATGCGCCACAAGTGAGGTTTCCATAATGGCTAGAAAGACCAACACAGATCCATTCGATTTCAGCAAGGCTAGAGGATCTAGCGGTAGGACCGCGTTCCGTACGCCAATGATGTCCCCAACTCAGATGCCTAAGGCAATTAGGCCAAGATTTGATAGCGACAGCATGTCACTGGGGGCTGTTTCTCCGTACCGTGCGCTTGCCATCTATTTCGCCAAGCTTGCCAAGGCAGGACTTCAAGGCGCAGATGAGTTCTCCGCACTGAACAACGCAGCAGCAAGATCGGCCACGGTTGCCAGAAGAATTGGGGCAACTGAAAGACAGGCTGGATTCGGAGCAATAGAAGCCAAGAGCATTCTTACCGACTTCGCTGCGAAGAACCCTGCCGGGTATTCTAGCAAACTATTTGAGGAAGGTGTTCGGCAGCTCTTTAGGCCGTCAGAGGTCGACGCAATCTTAAGGTCATTTGCCAAACTTCAAGGAACGGCAGCGAGCAGAATTCTTGGATACGGGCCTCAGATAATTAGATCTGGTGTTGGAACACCATCAAAGGTTGCACTTGGCGCACACAACGCTATCAACGCCGGCAGAGTATTGAGAGGAGCAACGAGAAAATAATGGCACCACGTAAAAGCAACTTCATCCCAGACATGAGAGAGACTCGCTACCGTAGCCAGTCTTTCGCCAACCCGTACGCCCCTGTCGCTCCAAATCAGACTGCGTTCCGGACTCCCAAGATGAGCACCGCAATTCCATATGGTTTGACTGCGAGCGAATACAAGGCATACAATACTCCAGATTCAAATCCGATAATTGCCTTTCTCGAGGGCGGCGGCGGCACGAACTTTACCCCAAGAGCTGCGGCAATCAGCAAAGTTCGTGATTTCAAGAGAAATCAAAGACAGGCAGAAGAAGACAAGAGCACAATGAACCTGTTTGGCACAACCGTAAAGACCTCAGACTTTCTTGGCGTGCTAGCAGGAGCAGCCCTTACTGGGGCAGGTATTGCCGCAGCCAGAAGCGGCATGAGGGTAAGAGCGTCCAACAGATCGCTTGCGGCAAGCAGGGTAGCGAACACGGCAGCAATTGCAGCAAACAAAGCTGCGGCACGGGCACAGGGTAGAAAGATTATTACCGAGAGGCAGGAGGCACGAAGAAACAGAAGGGCTTCAACGGTGCGGATCAGAAGACTTGAGCAGATTGAAGCTAACCTAAGGGACAGAGACCCACTGCTTGCACAGGCAGCCGGAGACAGGGCATGGGCAATTAGGTCTGGTCAAACGATTAGGACAATTCTTCGCGGTAAGAAGGGACACGCAAACACAAAAATGCCTAGAACCGCAATTGGCCATCACCATGGGATGCATGTTCCTCTTGAGGACGCAGTACCAAGCGATTACTATCAGCAGATTTGGATAAAAGAGGTCGGCGGAAGACTCAATACGCGCCTTGGGACTCTTTACCAATCTGGAAATCCTATGATCACACGCTCTTCAGGTAGTCTTAAGAGACCAAACCTTAGAACTAGAACTCCCATTAGGCCAAGGGATGTCGAAGGTAATCTACGAGGTAAGGAGCAGGTTGACGATGCAACCAGAGATCAGATTGTCCAACTCCTTGACGATGCAACAACGTTCAGAAATAGGTCCTCTAGCCTTCTGCAGGGTACTCCAGCAACTGGCGGAAGAGGTCGCTACGCGTTCCCTCGATCCTACGATGAACTGGTTACGTACCCATCCGGTAGTTTCGACCCTGCGAAGTATCAGCTTGATGCCTTCGACTCGTATATTAAAGACGTGTACAAAGGTACTAAAAAGGTAAAGCCAAAGCCTAAAAGGCTGAAGGGTGGAGATTAATGGCAGCAAGAGTTCGCAAGCCTAGGTTTAGCGACGATAAGGATCTTCCGCCTACATATCGAACTTACTCAGAGCGAGAAGCAAAGCTTAGGGTAGAACTTGGAAAGATGAACTCGGCCTGGGGCCGACAGTTCTTTGGATACCGAGGTGGAGTTGTGGACAAGGTCGCAGCAAAAGAGACGCTACGACTCATGCAGGAAACTGCACGAGAGATCGATATGATTAGAGGATGGAGACAAAGTTTCTCAATCCTTGGGAAAAAGAATAGAGAAGGGAAGTAACACTATGCCAATGGTAGGTAAGAAGAAGTTCGCATACACAGCCAAGGGTAAGGCAGAGGCTAAGGAATACGCTGCTAAGTCCGGCAAGAAGATGGAAGACAAGGAAAAGGGCAAGGGTAAGTTTGTCCCGTTCAAGAAAGGTAAGAAGAAGTAATGGCAGCTGGAGTCTACAACACGGTAATTGAGAAGGGTGCTACCTTTGAGCTGACCGTGACCTACAAGGACGCGACCGGTGCGGCAGTTGATCTGACGACCTGGACTGTCCGCATGCAGGTTCGTGAGACTCCTAGCGCGAGCACTATTATCCTTACGTCCGAGGGCGGGAGCCCAACGATCGTATTGACCAAGAATTCTTCTGGAGTAATCTCGGCTACCGTGAGCGCTGCGAACACTGCGGCGCTCACACCAGCCACCGCGTTCTACGACATTGAGGCACAGAGTGCCGCAGGTGTCGTCCGACGTGTGCTCCAGGGGAGGATCATCATTAGCCCGGAGGTCACGCGTTGAGTGACGTCACTACTCAGCAGACTACGAATGAGGTTGTCACAGAGCAGATCGTTCATACGGTCGAAGTTCTTGACGCCAATCTTGTCGTTGGCCCAACGGGCGCTACTGGCGCCACGGGTGCTGCTGGCGCTACTGGGGCTACTGGTCCGACTGGCGCTACTGGAGCTACTGGGGCTACTGGCGCTCAGGGCATTCAGGGCATCCAGGGGATTAAAGGCGATACCGGAACTACCGGGGCTACTGGCCTTACTGGTCCTGCGGGCCCAACGGGTCCGACTGGCCCTACTGGCCCAACGGGTCCAACTGGTCTCACTGGCGCTACTGGAGCCACTGGTCCTGCGGGTCCGACTGGTCCGACTGGCACTACGGGCGCTACTGGCCCACAAGGCGCAACAGGACTAACAGGATCTACTGGCCCCACCGGCCCTAAGGGAGATACTGGCGACACTGGCCCCACTGGCCCTACTGGCCCTACTGGCGCTACTGGCCCTGCTGGTGCGACTGGTGCCACGGGCGCAGCGGGAGCTACGGGCGCCACTGGGGCTGGAGTTGCGGCTGGCGGAACCTCAGGCCAGATCCTAACCAAGAACAGCAGCACCAACTACGACACAGTCTGGGCCGACCCTGGGGCGGCTAGCCACACTCATACGTCTCTGTCAAATAACCTTCAAATCAATAAGGCCGACTCTAAGCTACAGCTTCTGAATACCACATCCGGATCTGGAACCGAAGACGGTATGTACCTGCTTATGGCAGATACCGATGTCGGATATTTGTGGAACGCAGAGACCAACGGTGCTCTTGTGTTTGGCACAGGTGGCGCAGAACGAGCTCGTATTACTCCCGCTGGTAAGTTTGGCATCGGAACTAACCTACCATCCCATCAACTTGAGGTAGTTGGCCCACAAAGCGTAACAGTTGGAGTTAGTGCTGGCGGGGCGGGATTTGCTGAGCTAGAACTTGTTGGGCAAGCAGGAAAAAACTACATTACCTCTGACGACACATTGTCATTTGATATTGGCGGGGCAGAGCGGGCAACTGTTGCTACGACTGGTCTTAACGTAACATCTGGAACACTTTCACAGGGTGGCACAGCAGTAAGCCTTTCTGGTCACTCCCACTCAACAGCAAACATCACCAGCGGAAACTTCGCAGCAACCGTATCTGGAGGGACAGGGGTTACGGTAACTGGCGGAACTGGAAACGCCTCAACCCCAAGCATTGCCATTGGACAAGCCGTTGCAACAACCAGCGTACCACAATTTAAAGCACTTAAACTTACCGAAGATACTGATTATTCATACACGTCATCAACTAATGGGGAGCTCATCTACCGAAGTGATGAGGGCCACCGGATCATGTTTAATCAATCTGGAACAGAGAAACAAATTTATCCAATTCCATTTGATACTTCTGCTAACGTAGGGTTTGGTAATACTACAGTGAGCGGATTGCTTACTGGGTCACTCGGCAACGGGACACTCAACATTAACCAGGGTGTCATCTTACAGCGAACAGCAGCGCTTAGCATCACAACGACCACGCTCCCAACAACGCCCTCTACATCAAATACGCAATTAATCACATGGTCAAGCGCAGTCAAGGCAAATACTGGAATGTGGACCTCTGGTTCAACAATTACGGCTCGGGTTGCTGGATTTCACCTAATCAACATGAATCTTCAATTTGGATCTGGCGCATCATACGCGGCTGCTGGCTATCTTTTTGAGGGAAGTACGCTTCGAGCACACGTAGAAACTCAGGCTGGAGCAAGCACCTCAGCAGACTCAATTAACGTCTCCGCAGTTATGTATCTTGCTGCAGGAGCCACGCTCACCGCTCGCGTCGCAGCCTCAACAAGTGGAAAAACAATTACCGTTGGTACACAAAATGCATATATTTCTGTTCTTAATTTGGGGGCAATGTCATGAGCGTAGAGCTACTTAAATTTTGGGTAATGGTTTGTACAACTGAAGGCTGCGTTGCTAATGGTCATGAATACCTAACGGACTCAAACGAGATTGAATGTGGCGGATGCAATGTTGTTTATACTAAACCAGAATAATATGAGCACTCTATGACTAAGACTAACGTTGACCAGATCCTTGAGAGACTTGACCGAATTGAGGCTGATCTTGCCGAAATCAAGGTAGAGCTTGCGGAGACACGCGGAGCGTACAGGTTGGCCAAGTTTGTCATTGCTCTACTTGGGATAAGCGGACTCGGTGGAGTACTAGCCTGGATGAATGGTGGGAAATAATGAGTAAGCTAAAGATTGTAACCCAGACCGACAACATCGAGAAGGGTGGCTGGATGGACGACTGCGCACCTGCATCTCTGATGGCTGCTGCCAACTTCCTTACCGGCTCAACCTACACGTCCAAGGACGGCGTCAAGTTCCTCACCAAGGTTGGCAGGGTAGATGTAGAGGGTAAAGGAACCCCAACATCCCTTGCTCAACTAGTCAAGGCGGCACCGCTAGTCGGTCTTAAACCTAAGTACCCAAAGGGCTGGGACGAGATTGTCGCGGCCCTGAAGGCTGGGGCAGTCGTAGGAATCAACGTAGAGCAGGCTAGGGGCTACCCAGCGACCGTTCCTATGAGCGCGTGGCACAAGTCCCACCAGCGGCGTAATCCAGGCAAGACGTACGGGCATATGACCTGCGCGATTCTTAGCGAAGGGAAGGTACAATGGGCGGACCCAACGATGAGCGGCAAGGGGAAAGAGACGTATGCTGTGGAGGTGTCTCTTGCGGACCTGAAGCAGATTGCCAGCTCCAAGGGCGACCTGCCACACAAGCGCTGCCTGATCTTCACGGCAGTCCCGAAGAAATCATCCGCACCTGCCCCAACTGCAGTGCTCAGCTCACAGATCGTGCCTGTAAGCTCATCTGCACTTGTGGCTACTACGCTAGCTGCTCAGACTACCTCTAAGCCTGCGGTCGACACTGTCGCCGCTCTAAAGGTGGCTCAGGGAGTTGTGGCAAAAATTCAAGTGGCGAAAGGAGATAAGACAATGAAGGATCAAATCATTGCCGCAGGGCTAGACGCTCTGCAGGCAGGACTGTCTACTGCAATCGCCGTGTTCCTTGGTCTAGGTGTAAGCATCTTTGACCTGACCGGAGACGGCGCTAAGGCTGTCGCAGCATCGGCAATCAGCGCCGCTCTGCTCGTGCTACAGCGCTGGCTAGATGAGGACAACACGCGGTATGGCCGTACTCGCTAGTCTCGCCCCTGTCCTAGAGCGATGCGCTGCATGCCGCAGCCCGTTCGTGGATCAGATCAACCAGAAGATGTCAAACGGCCTAGCTGATACGAAGGTGGCATTATGGCTTAAGGAACAAGGCGCTTACATTTCTCGGATCACCTTGGGTCAGCATAAGCGGTCCCACCTAACCACAGAGTATCAGGCTGCCAAGGCCGAGGTGATCAAGAAGTTTAAGCAGAACCAGAAGACACTCAAGGCTAGCGGAGATCTAGCCGCACTGGTCAGGGACCAGGTTATTGCGATGGTTGACGCAGGAGAACTCATGCCAACACTGGCAGAGGGCCTGCGTGCACAGGAGATGATCGACCGACGTGTTGAGAAGTCGGCAGACAGAGAACTGTCTGTAACGCTAGCCGGTATCTTGGGTGGCGGCCCAGTGGTACAGGTCATTGAGATGGAAGCAGAGGAGATTACAGATGGCACCGCGTAGGGAAATGAACAGAACGTCAGGAGTCGCTAGGCGAAAGGCTCCTAACGCATCGTATAACAACTCACCGTTCAAGGGTTCAGATCCGTTCTCTCAGATCGCATCGTTTGCATGGAGACTTCCTGGCGCTATCGCCAGCGGTAGAACCCTTAGCGGAAGGAAGGTCACCGGAGAAGAGGTTTCAGGAATCGCTGCAATGGCGGCTCTAGGAGCTGCTGGCATCTATGCTGGTACTCGTGGCGTACGCGGTACTCGACCAGCGTCAGCTCCAAATGCCGGACGGTCTGGCGCACGACCAATGACTACTGCCGAGCGCAGCGCTGCTGTGACTCGCGCAGGTAGAACTGGCGTCGGCAAGATCGGTGGAAGCACCAAGCCAGAGGGAATTTATGATGGTGGACTTCCGTACCCTTCCCATTACTGGGATAGTTATGATAGCTCATACGACCAAGTGTGGCGAAAAGCCAAGGCACTGCAAGACAACAGGGCCATGCGGTCTAACCCACGTGGAACTGTAGTAGATCAATTCGTAGATGTTACAGGAAACCCAAGATATAGAGGACATACGTGGGACCAGGACGTTTTCCCAGAAGATGCAGATCCATTCACTTATAGCCTGGTCCCATCATATATGAAGAGAACCCTTGACTGGGCAGCAACTCGAGCACCGCTCCGAAGAACTGCATCGGTCAAGCGAAGAACTAGACGATAATGTCTAAGACACCAGCCTGGACGCGTAAGGAAGGTAAAGACCCTAAGGGCGGCTTGAACGCCAAGGGTCGAGCCTCATACAAGGGCGGCAAGCTTAAGCCGCCTGTCAAGGCTGGCGACAACCCTCGGCGTGCTTCTTTCTTGGCCCGCATGGGGAACATGCCGGGGCCGGAGCGAGACGAGAAGGGCCGTCCTACTCGACTGCTCCTTAGCCTACAGGCATGGGGGGCTAGCAGCAAAGCCGACGCCAAGAAGAAGGCTGCTGCGATTAGCGCCAGGAACAAAGGGAAGAAGAATGGCTAAGACGAAGAAGATGACCGTCGCCCAGAAGTACAGGTCCCTCAAGGCTCAGACCGAACGCGCAGGGATGTCTGTGAAGGAGAAGGCAGGGAAGCTTGTCGTCGCCAGGACTAAGAAGGGAGCGAAGCGTGGCTAAGGGATTGTACGCGAACATTCACGCCAAGCGAAAGAGGATCGCCTCAGGGTCTGGGGAGAAGATGCGTAAGCCTGGGTCCAAGGGCGCCCCTACCGCTAAGAACTTTAAGGACTCAGCCAAGACAGCAAAGAAGAAGTGAAGGTAACTAGCGATGCGGCCAGAGACCTGGCTGCGGGTCGGAACGACCCTGTCTTCTTCGCCAAGCGTTGGCTGGGGATCGAACTCCATGCCGGGCAGAGGGCATGGGTAGAGGGTATTGCCGCCAGAGATGAGTCTGGCTGGCGCCCTCAGTACCTGACCACTGTCTGCTCTGCTGGCAACCGTGCTGGCAAGACGCTTGGCATGGCAGTGGCTGTCTTCCATAGCGCATTCTACAAGCTCGGAGTCCAACCGCCAGACGGAACCGAGAAGGACGCCATGCGGTGGCAGACCACTCCCTACGAGTGGTACCACGTAGGCATCCAGCAGGAGACTGCAGAACTTGTACACCGTGAGATCTCAATGATTCTAGAGGGCGGCCATCCGGCACAGAGAGGCCGAGGCTGCCCTCTAATCTCCGAGATCGGCAGGGTAGTAGAGCACACCAAGAAATACCGTGGCGAGTACCTTTGGCTCCAGTTCCACCCGCTCGTGGGCGGAGCAAACGTTCACTTCCGAACCACTCAGGATAAGGCGAAAGCCCTCCTCGGTAAGGACATGAACGGGATCTCATTCGATGAGGCAGCCTTCGAGCCTCACCTAATGCAGATTTATCAGGAGGTACTCAACCTTCGGCGTCTGTCCACGGGCGGGCAGCTCCACTTCATCGGTACTCCTACTGAGGGCATCAACGACTACGCCGACCTATGGGACATGGGCAACCCAGCTAGGGTTGATAGGGATCCTCAAATCTTCTCCTTCCGCCTGTCGACTAGGGATAATGTAGGTTACGGATTGACACCTGACACGTTCGACGCTATCATCCGCCAACAAGCTGATTATCTGATTGCACAGAACATTGATGGCTACTTCATTGAGGCTAAAGATTCCTACTTCTCTTCTGAGGCAGTAGAAGCATGTTTCGTAGACCTGCCGGAAGAGGACAAGCCAAAGGTACGTAGACGGTACGTACAGGGAGTAGACCCTGGGATCGCCTCAGACTCCACCTGGGCAATCGTCCTGGACTACACAGAAACAAATAGGATCACTGGGGTACGGGCTAGGGCAAGGTCTGGTAAGCAGACCATTCAAGCAGTCGTCAACATGGTCCGTGAGAATCATCTCCTGTTCAATCAGGACTCCTCATGCTTGACCATCGTGGACGAAACTGGTTTCGGTGGGAAGCTCTTCAAGGAAGAGTTCAGTGTGATCAAGCCGCTTCGTGGGTACGACTTCGGTGGCACTAAGGCGAAGAAGCTCGACATCCTCTCTGACCTACGGGCAGCGCTGGACAAGCGTCGCCTGATATTCCCAAAGACTGGGGTATGGCTTCGACTTCGGAGACAGTTGCTCTCCTACAAGCTAGACGATAAGAAGCTCGAACAGGACGCGGTCATGGCGCTTGCCGTAGCGCTACGACACGCTTTAAGGAACGGCAGCAACGCAGTAGATAATCCAACATTCCTATACTTTGGAGGTTCTGATTAATGGCAAAGCGTAAGGTAACCCTACCGGAAGAGGCGAGACGGTCAGTAAGCCTGGCCGAAACGTCTCTTCAGATGCGTGGTATTGATCCCAACGCGGACCCGCAGTACGCTATTATCTCAGAAGCTTACACTCGCAAGCAGATGCAGGAGCCAGAGATGGCCCGTCTCCGTGCGCAGTTCCGCCGACATGACCACTTCTACTACCCACAGACCGCCACCCTTGGCGGTGCTGACCACTGGGCAGAGGATCCAAGCGCTCGTACGGCTGGCAAGGCACACGTCTCTGTCAACGTCCACCCTGCTTACGTCAACATCCCGTCTTCCATCCAGGCTATCCAGCCTGTCATTAACTACGTAGCCACCGACCTCAGCAAGGAAGGTCGCGCATCTGCCGCTCGTCGAGAGCGGCTTTTCTTTGCCTGGGCTGAGGGGAACGAGTTCGATGTACGCCTTGAGGAGGCATGCCTCTACAAGTGCCTCTATGGGCACACCGCTGCCAAGATCTCGTGGGACAACAAGCGCGGCATCCCAAGCCTGAAGATAATTGACACGCCAGAGAACCTGTACATGGGCTTCGGCGACTCGAACTACAACCGCGTTGACTGGGCGATCTACACTTACGGGCTGAGCCCGCAAGCTGTCGAAGAGGACTTCGGCATTGACGTCGTCCCTGTCCGCGATGGCAGCAAGTGGTGGCCGTACACAACCTACGCCAGCCACGGCGATCCGCTCGGTAACCTGTATACGAAGGAGTACCAGCGCCAGCCAAACAAGATCAACACCGCCTACGACGAAATGAAGATCACTGTCCTTGACTACTGGTACAAGGTACCACAGAAGCCAGGGCAGCCGCCTCTCGTCATGAACGCGCTCATCGTTGGCAACACCGTTGTCTCCGAGAGCAAGCACCCAGAACTCGCTGGAGAACTTCCGTACGTTGTGCTCCGGAACAGCATTGTCCCAGGCAGCCCATACGGTCGATCAGAACTCTTTGACGTAGAGCAGCTTCTCCGAGAGAAGGACGAGCGAATTACTGCTCAAGCACAGATGATCCAGTCGATCGTCGGCGGTCAGATGTGGCAGCTCGTTGGAGGCGACGCCCCAGACGAAGTCCCAGCCAACGCTATCCCGAAGCCGGGTCGCGTTGCTACACCTGGACCTGGCAACGAACTGCGTGCCATCCAACCGTTCATCCCACAGTTCCAGATCGAAGACTACAACCGCCGCATCGACCGTGAAATCGCAGTCGTCACCGGCCTCAACGACCTGCTCCTTGGCTTGGCTCCTTCAAGCGTGCTCGGCTCCAGCCGCGCAATCGCTTCGCTGGTTGCGAACTATGAGCAGCGCATCGCCCCTAAGCGCAAGCTTCTCTACTCCTGGATCAAGAGGGTATGGGAAGTTTCTGCCCGCATGTGGGAGACGATGGACCCGCAGATCGCGGAGATCCTTCAGGCAGAGTACCGCCTTGAGATCGTACCGCCAGAGCTTACCCCACGAGATACGCTCGAACTTGCACAGACTGCTCTCAACCTTGTCCAGGGCCGCATCTGGTCTGCGGAACGCGCAATGGATCGCGTTGGCGTAGAGGACCCAGAAGGCGAGAAGGACCTGATCCGAGACGAGCAGACAGACGCCACGCTGAACCCAGCTGCGGTCATGACCATGGGCAACCTCATGGCTCTCTTCCAGCAGCTGCAGGCTCAGGGCATCCAGATGCAGCAGATGCAGGAACAGCAGATGCAGGCGCAGCAGCAAATCGCAGCGCAGCAGGAGAGCGCGATGAACGCGTATCGACAGCAGGGAGCACCTGGTGGCATGCCGATGATGAACGGTGGCGAGATGGGTGGTCTACCGCCAGAGATGATGCCTGGCAACGCACAGCAGGCTGGCTCGGCTATGCCGAACGCAGCACAAGGCGAAGTATCAGCAGAACAGTTGCCGCCTGAGCTACTGGCTGCACTTGGTGGAGGACAATAAATGGCACGTCAAGGACGATTCGGTAGATCTACAGCCGGTAGTCAGAACCTTAGTTCACTGATCTATGCACTCCTTCGGGAGGAGCGCAACGATCAGGAGGACACGATGATTCGCTCGTACCGCAATAACATGCGCGGTGGCGTTTCTACGAACACGTTCTCTTCTGGTGGCACGACCACGTCAGCCACGGCCAACTCGGTCTACCAGTGGTACCTTGACCAGGCCAACCTTGCCCGTCAGTCTGGGGACAACCTTGGCTATAACAGCCTCATTCAGCGAGCAGAGGAGTTCCGCATTGCCGCACTCGGCGATCAAGAGACGCTCCTTTCAAACTCGTTCCAAAATGGTACGAGCATTGACTTCTCGCTCTTCGGAGGTACTGGCTCTGGTACGTTGACACTTCCGCAGTTCGAGACGCTTATGACGAACTTGGCGAACAACCCTTCCCTTACAGATACAGATAGAAGCAGAATCCGCCTGACACTCTTCACCGCTTCTCTGAACTCAACAGCAGGACAGTTGGGACGAGAGTACGATGAGGGGACTAAGACCGCCAACGAC